CGTCGACTTGCGGTTAATTATAAGCAAGACTCTTCCATCATTCCAATTTTATTTGGAATATCTGTCACAGTCTTTACCTTATTTTTATAACCGTATTGGTCCGGAATTCCGTCATTTGAAGGCTGTCCCATCTCCTAAGGGAGAGGGCCAACTTTCTATAAAGGAAGAGGCAGCGGGGAAATTGCGTGTTTTTGCTATGGTGGATGCGTGGACTCAATCCGCGCTGAAGCCGTTGCACGATTACCTTTTCTCTATCTTGTCTCAGTTCCCTAATGATGGAACTTTCGATCAACAGGCATCGGTAAATCGGTGTCATGAGAAAGCTAGGGTATCTGGTGGTTCTTATGGTTATGATCTCTCTGCGGCAACTGACCGGCTTCCTGTAGTTTTACAAGAGGCGGTTCTCTCTTCCCTATTAGGGGCGGAGTTTGCAGCTGCTTGGCGTAATCTCTTAGTAAATCGAGATTATATTCTACCAGTTGGTGAGTATAATCCTGATTCTCCAAAATATTTACGTTACGCAGTTGGTCAACCAATGGGGGCTCTTTCATCTTGAGCCATGCTTGCTCTTACTCATCATTTGCTTGTTCAGTTAGCTTATAGGTCTGCGAGAGGGTATAATACCTCTTGATATGATAACTATGAGTTACTGGGCGATGATATCTGCATCTTTGATTCTGATGTTGCGGCGTCCTACTTAGATATTATGTCTAAGTTGGGGGTTGGGATTAATTTGTCAAAGAGTGTGGTGTCATCAAAGCCAATGTTTGAATTCGCTAAGGTAACAGGGTTACTTGGGGAAAATGTGTCAGCTGTATCATGGAGAATGTGGATTTCCCAAAACACTCTAAATGGGCGTGCCAGTATCGTAGATAAGTTATTATCTAACGGTATTAGGTACAAACGTTTGGTTGTTTGGGTGAAGCGTTTGTCTGTGAATAAGGCTTGAGATCGGGGGACAGCTAATGTAACTTTCATGTCATTGGCAACGATGTTCGTTAAGAAAGGTGTAATGCCTTTCTCTTACGTACTTCGGATCTTAATTGATCCTTCTCATCCCTACCGTAAGGTATATGAGAATTTGCTATTGAACATTAATGTTGACATACTGACTTCGGTCGTTGCGTCTTTGTATCGTTCTGGTGGACTTCCAAAGGCTTTCCTAGGTTATCTAGAGAAGCATAAGGATTTATATCAGCGCGAGGAGCCGTGATTACTTCTCCCCTTGTTCCGTATGATGGTATTCGAGACTACACTGCTTCGTCGGGAGGGCTTCGATGTACTTTTCCGAAAGGAATTTTCAAGGTATATCCACTTCCTGACAGGGTCTAATGTTGATTACATATTACAATCGGAATCTCTCTTATCGTTTGAGCCGAAAAGCCCTCACGAGGAGTTTCTTCTGAATTTGTGTATAGGTAATTACCATTGATACCGGGCAGTTCTTTGAGAGTTGCTGGATCCTTTACTGCGCGATGTTAATTATGGGAATTTAGGGTTAGATGAGCTTATTGACTACAGGGTTAAACTTGTGGCATATAAGACTTTTCTGGCCCTCCCAGATCGCGCCCTCTTAAAGGAGGGTAAAGGTGCTAAGGCTGAGATTTTGGTGAGACCTTTAAAAACTTTCCGTTTTTTAATAGATTCCTATAAAAGACGTCCTCTTTGAACAAAGAGATAATTGAGTTAAGGTCGCAGTGATACTTGGCGAGGTGAAGGCTTATCTTCCATCATCCTTAGGCAGCTTCTGCTGTTCTTTTGGATCAAC